ATCTTTCTTTTGGTCACATTTGTGACGTGCTCTGAATGATTTTGCGGCTGCTTTATTTTTATTTCTCACTTTCAAATTTGGGTCACCAAAAGTAACTTTCTTAACATTTCCTCCTTTGGATTTAACATACACAGCGAACTTTTTCGGACCGCCTGGTGTTCTGAAAGGTTTACCAAGTTTAACTTTTTTTCCCCTATGTTCAGCTTCCTCTATAACATCCTCCTCTTCGAGTAGGAATGGTGCATCCAAGTAAACAATTTCTCCTCTAACTTTAATTTTCTCACCCAAGTTTGATTCAACCATAAGAGTGTCCTCCTCGTTCAAATCAATTTTACCCGATTTCCAAAGCTGTCTGACTTCATTTACTAAGTCGAAATAACCTTCAGAATAAACTCTAAAGACATTGTCGGTGAGTGTAAGGTCATTATCTATATGATATTGTAAAGCTTCTGAAACTATAACATCTTCTTTCAAAACTAACGACTTATCCAAATGCTCTTCTAAGGCTTCCTTGATTATGTCACGTAAATTGTTCATAATTTGTCTTTACAATAAATACTATGAAAAGTTTATCTGGAATAATTCTGATTGTAATAAAATTATATTGTGTGTTCAGAATTCTTCAATGGTTTTATTACCAACACTCTGACAAGATTAATCACCCGATTTCTGAAATCGAATATATTTTAGTTTTTTTTATTTTTGATATTTGGATTATGCTTTCCTCCAATCAAATCAAAGATGATGTCGATAATTTTACGGTTTGAGCACCGCCAATACCTCAGGGTATTCGACATCTAAAACTTTGCTGTTTTTCCCTTCGTAGGGTATATTTTGTAAAACGTAACGAATTGCGTTCAAACCTGAAATCCTTTTGTCTTGGGAATCAATTACTACCCAAGGGTTGTTAACTGTGGAAGTTTTGTCGAATAATTTCTCCTTAAATTCTGTGAATCTGTCCCAAAGGTCTTGCATCCTAGCGTCATTAGGGGAATATTTCCAATATTTCAATGGAGATTTCTGACGAATGTCAAATCTTCTTTTTTGAGTATCCTTTTCTATCGAAAACCAAAGTTTGAACAAATAATCCCCGTCTTTCACCAAATCATTTTCGAAATTCCCGACGTTCTCCATGAAATCCTCATACTCCTCTGGTGTGCCATAACCCATGACAGGCTCAATCAATCCTCTGTTATACCAACTTCTATCAAATAAATTTATAACACCTGGTCTGATTTGTTTTTTGTATCTATTCCACCAGTCTTTCTTGTCTTCTAATGTTGGTACTCCAAGAGCAACTACATTGTAATATCTTGGATTGAGGTTTTCTGTGAATTTTTTTATTGTTGAGCCTTTGCCCGCCGAGTCTCTTCCTTCGAAAACAATTATCACAGTTTTACCTGTTCTTTTTAACCATTCTTGTAATTTCAAAAGTTCAACTTGTAATTCATATAATTCTTTCTTGAATACTTTTTTCGGAATCAGGGATGGTTCCTCTATTTCAAACTCATAGTCCTCACTTTCTGGCTCAGTTCCATATCCAGTTCTTTCTCTGTATTTCAAGGATGTTATAATTTTTCCAAGATAATCTTCAACATTTTTTTTCTTATCACCTTTTTTCAATAATACTTTTCTAAGACCTCTATTCATCAATTCGAAATCAATTATTTGGGTAGTAGCAAAATCTGAAATGTCCATCAACATTTTTTCAATTTTATTACCATAAAGTTTCAAAAACTGAAGTGTTTCAACTACTGACCTCAAATTTCTGTTCATTTTGGGTCCCTCTGACTCATTTTCTTCACTGAGGACTCCCATAACAGATTGAATTCGCTTTATCTCCTCATTAATTAAATCCATATCTCATAAATATTTATTAAAACATAAAGTATAAATCTATTCAAAAAAGAAATAAAATGTTATTGAAGGAAGGTTCTAAAGGTGATGATGTAAAAAAGTTACAAGAAAAATTAGGTTTGAGTGCTGATGGTTCTTTCGGTGCAAAAACTACAGAAGCGGTAAAATCATTTCAAACTAAATCGGGACTAACTCCTGATGGAATAGTAGGTCCAATGACATGGGAAACTATAATGGGTAAAAATGTATTGGTCGGTACCACTCAAGTCGCCCCTCAGGTCGGTGGGTTAAATTTAGAAAAGTTAAAGTGTCATATTCCTGATTCTGTTATTTCACAGATTCCTGAAGTTGCAGCAAAATTCAAAATCGATACAGCACTTAAGCTGGCTCACTTCTTGGCACAATGTGGTCATGAATCTGGTGGGTTCAAAGTCGTTAATGAAAACTTGAATTATTCTGCAGATGGACTAAAGAAGATTTTCCCCAAGTATTTTCCAGGTAATTTAGCTGAATCATTTGCTAGAAATCCAGAGAAAATTGCTGCTAAGGTTTATGGTGGGAGAATGGGAAATGGAGACGAAGCTTCGAAAGAAGGATGGAAATTCAGAGGTAGGGGGTTCATTCAACTTACAGGTAAACACAACTATACAGAATTCGGAAAAGCTATAAACGAGGATATTACCTCAAATCCTGACTTAGTTGCAACAAAATACCCTTTATTGTCCGCAGCATGGTTTTTTCATAAGAATTGTCTCCACAAATGTGTTGATGCATCAGATGCATGCGTCACATCGGTGACAAAATGTGTAAATGGAGGTACAATTGGACTTCCTGACAGATTAAAACACTTCAAGGAATATTATAATTTGTTAAAATAATGGTCATGAAATTATCGAAACTTGATATTTTTACAATTTTTGATAATATTTATTGTCGACATCACCGCAAGGTGTTCTCATATATCCTTTCCAAAAGACCCGCAAATTTATTTTGTGGGTCTTATTTTTTTTAATATATTTGTGTTATGGACGAAAACAATTTATACAGTGAAATAGAAAAGGCCATAATAAAATGGTCCAATGATGGAACTTTAACAGCAGGAACCTTGACGAGGGAAATTATGGAGATTATTCACAAGAATAAAGTTCAACATCACGATGTAGATTTCATGTATAAATGGATTACTAAACACAGTGGTCGAAATGAACAAAATATTTAAAATCAATACTATGCAAACAAACGAAGGTCATTGGGCTGATGTTTTGAATTGGTTACAAGTTGTAACCGACTCGTGTAAAACTCGTGAACAAGCCGAAACATGTGAAAGACTTATCCGAAACTTTCATCGTATGTATGAAAAAAAGTTGGGTCTCAGGGAGGTTTTTGACTTGACAAGAGAGATGGAACTAAAGTTATGGGAAATTGGAGATTGGACACTCAAAGAAAAATTAAAATTGAAATGAAAATTACTTTTGCCGGTAATTTTTGGAAATCAATGGATACCATGCGTCGCCATGATACTTGGTGGTATAAAACCTACGAAGTATTTCGTTACAAGATTCCATCTTTTTTCAAAAACCTTTGGTATTTCAAAAAAGAACTTTGGCAATTTAGAGGGTGGGATTATAGTTTCAATTTGAGACTTTTATCTCGTTCCTTAGAAAAAACAGCTTACGTGATTGAACATCACGGCCAAGAAGTTGAAATATATCGCATGAGAAAGGTTAATAAAATCAAAAGGGTGGTAGAAATTTTAGAATCTATCCGTGAAAGTGTTTATATTGATAGAGCAGAAAAAGAATTAGGTGAAATTAAAAATTTGGATGGGTGGAGAATGGACCGTGTAGATACCCAAGAAGAAAGACAACATAACAGAAAGGTATTCGAATTAGCCCGTAAAATAGAAGATGAAGAATGGAACGAATTATGGGACATTTTAAAGGGTCAAAACCATCAAGAGTATGTTGACCTTATGAATAGTTTATCTGACGAGGAAAAGGAAAAGAAGGACTTTTGGAACGATTGGTATGATGGGTCAGGTATGAAAGGTTGGTGGGATTAAAAAAATTTATAAATTATGTTCGCTTTTTGGTTTTTTTTCTTCATCTTTGTTTCATTAATTTCTTGGGCTTGGGCCTCGGGAATCGACGAAATGAAAGAAAAACACCCCGATTACAAAGGAGAAGACTTTTTGGATTGGGACAAAATGAAGAAATATGAAAATGACCTTTATAAGTGATATTTATTGTTAAAGTAGTTATGATAATTTATAAAACAACTAATTTAATAAACGGTAAAATTTATATCGGAAAAGATTCAAAAAATTCAAAAACTTACTTAGGAAGTGGATTCTTATTAAAGAAAGCAATTTCCAAATACGGTAAAGAAAATTTTAAAAAAGAAATCTTAGAAATTGTTGATACATCGGAAAAATTAGATGAGAGAGAAATTTATTGGATTGAGTTTTTCGATTCTATAAAAGATGGATATAATCTAACTAGAGGTGGTGCGGGTGGAGATACTCATTCTAATAGAACTGATAAAATGAAGAATGAAACTAAAGAAAAATTAAAAAAAAGAATTTATTCTCCTGAAATTGTATCTAAAAGAATTAAAAATTTAAAAAAATTCAAATCAGGTTCAGAACACCCTTTTTTCGGAAAAAAACAAACTGATGAAACTAAATTAAAAAGAAGGAAAACTTTCGAAAACAACGGTTTTCCTATGGAAGGTAAAAAAATTTCTGAAGAAACAAAAAATAAAATATCTTTATCAAAAAAAGGAAAAAAACTACAAGAAGAGACAAAAAGAAAAATGAGTGAGGTAAAAAAAGGGAAAAGAAAAAAAATAATCAAATGTCCTTTTTGTGATAAAGTTGGTGGCGAACCTCAAATGAAACAATGGCATTTTGAAAAATGTAAAAAGAAATTAAATGACTAAAAAATACACATTCATATCAGATACTCACGGTAAACATGAATATCTAACCTCCAAGGCATACAACAACATCCTCGGAAGTGGCGATATTCTTGTTCACGCTGGTGACTGTACAAATGTTGGAAAGGTCGGAGAAATTAAGGATTTCCTCAATTGGTTTAGCAATACTGACTACACTCACAAAATATTCATCGCAGGTAATCATGATTTTGGTTTCGAACTTGTTGATGATATCGCTCCTGAATATAAGGAAAAAGGGGTTCATTATCTTTTCGATAGTGAAGTGGTGATTGATGGCGTGAAGTTTTATGGTAGTCCTTGGCAACCTGAATTTTACGATTGGGCTTTCAATCTTCCAAGAGGAGAGAAACTCGCAGAAAAATGGG